TTTTTTTTTTCGCGTTTAATCGGCGGGATTTTTTTGACGTAATTTTTTTTTTCGCCGTAACGCGTATCGTCGCCTATAGTAGGTAATAATGGCGTTACACTTGAGTCTACTATAGGCTAAAAGTCGAACGGCCTTTTTTTTAATATAAATTGGATCGTGTCCGTTAGCGGGTTTTCGCGCATCTCAGGGGGGCCCCCGCCCCTCCATCGGTCCCCGGACAGGCGCGCTCCATAGTGGTCTGCCGCTTCCGTGGGGGGCCCCCGCCCCTCCACTCACGCTGACTCGGAATATAGCTTAATAGTTAAAGCTTAAGTTAAAAAGTTAAAGCTTAAGTTAAAAAGTTTATTTAAAATGAAAAAAGGTTATGGACGATACAAACGCTCGTTCGCACAGAGAGCACAGAAATTCATTTACGGAGGTCTGGGAGCGCTTCCCATGGGAGCATACGGATATCTCACAGGAAACACAGCGGGTGGTTTTCGCGCTGGTTATCATGCTGGGACTCGTTATTACAAGCGCAATATACGTCTTAATAGAGCTGAGTACAATGCTGTAACTGGATCTAATAACACTCGAACCGGATCTAATAGAGGACCAATTTTAGGTTCTAATCCTTCTAAAACTAAACCAAAAAGAATGACGGCAAAAAGAACTCATGGTCTTCATCTACCACATTGGAATAGTATTAAACCCAAATTTTATTATCGTAAATAAACTATTGAGGATTAACTGGAGGATCATTTGGTTGATCCTCATCAATTTGTATATCACGTATAACTCCTCCTGGAAATCCAAAGTTATTGTTCAATACTTGAATGTCTAACGCAGTAATATCCGGAGGACATTCAATATTATAGTGCCTTGAGAAATGACATAAAACACCACCAATATTTTGAGCACCATCACCATTAGCCCAAAAATGAGGTGCAAAAGAAACACTTTGTCGATTACCTTCATACTTCGTTCCAGCTGTTGACGTAACCAACGATAGAGAATTAATAGTTCTAAAAAATATTACACAACCACATCCCTCTTCATTAGGTTGCTTCCATTTAATATATGGTGGAGAATCATTTGGACGACTAAGGTCATCCACCTTCTTACTCCCATCCATAATATAATTATGAGGTCCCTTTAATTTGTGAAAAGCTTCTTCACCCGGTTCAAATTTAAATACAATCTTCGTAACTTTCCAATGACTGTCAAAAGGTTCAATATTCGTTGCTCGTTGAATTCCAGGCACGGTAATTGGAGCAGTTAAACTAGAAGGAAAACCAGTTGACTTAAACAATTGTGAGGCAATAATAGAATTATTCCATTGAGTCGAAGCATCAGTATCCGCTGCTCCACCTTGTCCATAACATATATACATTTCCACAATACTTTTATGTTGCGATACATTTTTAAATCTAAAAGTTGCAGAAGAAGCATTAATTTTAACTGGTCTTTGAGCCCGTAAATTTCCAGCAACTCCTTCATTATTGTACAACCATGAATCCCATTTTGACACTTTCCCATTAAAACATACAGCTTCAGCATCTTTAAATTGCTGAGGTGTAAAAAAAAATAATGGAGCCTGATTGAATCCATCATTAAGCAAATCTCCTTGATCTAATTTGCAAATATCGTATTTATTAAATTCCTTCTGTCTCAAGATCAAATATCCATTTTGCGTATAACGTCCAGTAGGTGTAGGTTCCTTCAACACCTTCAACACCTTCTTTTCAAATCGTTTGTCAGCTTTAGTTTTAAGTCTATTCCTTTCACGTATAATCTTATGTTGCGCTTGAGAATGGTTATCCATCTTCATTCGTTTTCTACTGACTGGAGTTTCCATATAATTAGAAAGGAATTATATTCAATCTTCTAATTAATGCCTCTAAAGTTTCCGCATCAACATCAGGATACCATCGCATCGGACTTAAATTCGACGTAATCCAAATTGTTCTAGCAACGAGCGGTCGAGAACTGCCTTTTGTTTCCACAGTGACCGGATACCTGTCAAGCCATCGGAGCATATGGGCAATGTCAATACCTCCTCTAAATTCATCGATAACAACGTTTTGCTGATCTCGGTATCCGCACCACCATTTGGTTCGAGGATCTTTAGGGTAAGCATCCATTCCGGCCTCGTCCCAGGCTCTTCTACTCTTTCCAGTAGCAGTTGGTCCCCAGAAAACATTACAGACTCTTTCAACACCAACCGCTTTAGCAGCATCAGCATGGATTGCACGGATGGGGAAGTAATATCGAATATAGATATCTGATGGGATTTCCCGTAGGTTTCCTGACTCGGCAAGCATTCGGATTCTGTCCCAGTCATCCTTTCGATTTCGCTGAATAGGTCTCGACCCCAATTCAAATCTTGTTCCATTGACGGAAGTATCTTCTTTGAACACATATTCTTCTGCTCTCTTGCTTCGAGTAAGCTCCCAGTGACCATTCGAGATCGTTCTTTTAACCTGTAATTAATTTAGCTTAACCGTTGCCAATCTAACGGGCTTAGAGAACGATGCAACGACTTGCCAGTGTCTATTCCCGGCATCTCCAATTTCTTCCTGTCCTCGTAACCAAACAACTGGCGCGGTAAGAGTTTCGGGGGGTGACCAACTGATTGATTCTTGGATTGTGCCGATCCAGTATCTTCCAGGTCCTGCCATTTTTTATCCATTAATAATATAAAAAAATTACAGACTTTATAGTTTTTATAGTTTTTTTTTTCGCGTTTAATCGGCGGGATTTTTTTGACGTAATTTTTTTTTTCGCCGTAACGCGTATCGTCGCCTATAGTAGGTAATAATGGCGTTACACTTGAGTCTACTATAGGCTAAAAGTCGA